CATTTTTCACCTAAAAATGATCAATAAGACCCGGTACACTATATACCGGCATTGGACGAGTTGTTTTCATATCAAAAAACCAATCAAAAATTAAATCTGGTTCATTTGTTACAGCCACTACACGGTCTATTGGTGGGTTTTCTTCAATAAACGTATTATTCAAAACCGGTAATGAACTGAAATCTTGGCTGAGATGCCAGACATCAAGCGACCCTGTCGCCGCACTACGCATTTTGCCTGTAATTTGTGACGGTTTATATCTATATTCAGCATACCTTTCTTGATATCCGAAGACATCTGTATCTGCTGACGTTCCTTGTGTATAAATTTCTTCATTTAATACCGCTTGTTCGCCTAAATGTGATAATGCAGGCCAATAAAAGTCCCAACGATCACGACGCTTCCACATACGATTCATACCCTGTTGATAGGTCAAATCTGCAAATACGTTTGCTAAACCTATAATAACACCATGTTCTACAAATGACTTTGTAAACCCATGACCACCAACTCCTACTTGCGCCATTGCCGCCAAATTACCTTGAGGAGTTGTTGAATCTGTACTACTTGTTTGTGGTACTGCTTCAAACCCTACTGGTGTTTTACCACCACCCAAATATTCAGGACGCTGTAAACGAGCGTCAGGTGATGTTACACCAAAATGACTTTGTAGGATTTCTGTATACCGTGTACCACCTCTCGCATCACGCTCATACAATTTCTGAATTTGGAACGCTTCCCGCAAATCATTAATTGTTGCGGCTGTTGCGTTAGCCAAATCCGCATATAATACATTTGATTCTGCAGCTGAATTACTCAATGTAACATAACTACTTGAAATATACATTGCGTGTCCAACCCCTGAAGGATTGTTAACACCAACACGACCTTGAGCTATAGGCGAATAAACTTCTGCTTGCGTACCTAATGGTAAACTTACCGCATCTCCTTTTTGAGGCCAAGGCAACGCACTTGTAAAATAATCATGACGCTTGCCACGCTTCAACAATGTATAATCTGTTACTGAGTCTGGACCATCGTCCTTATCTACTTGTACGCTATCTTGTAAATTTTCATCCCGGAACCATTCGTTCCATATCAAATTATACGCTCTTCCATGCAAATTATTAAATTCGATACCATTAACACCAATGGGCAAACCCATATAATCGAATAACGTACTGTCAGCTATACTTACTCCTGAACCTAACGTTATTTGCGGTACTAAATAACTTGTACTGTCTGTTGGATTATCTTGCGCGCCATTAAAGCGCTCCCAATTGTCCCAAATAAGTCTATTTGGTACAAAAAAGAAAAACGTTTCTACATATAAATTATCCATAATTGGATAAATTGGGGTGGCCAAACGACCAAACCCCATAGCATTTACACTAAACGTGTCGCCTGGCAACACTTCATCTACCAGTATCGGTACCAAATATCCTGCGTCAAACGTTGTTTTCAAACCGTGACTACGGTTAAACGTTGACCTTTGTATATCAGCTTGCGGTACACGGCTGAATTCATGTTTCATTACTGTTGGTAATGTTCCTGTGCGACTATTTAACATTTACTTATCTCCGAGTGTCTCAACTTCGATTATCTTTTTCTTTTCTTCAACCGCAATTTCTGCAGTTGTATCTTCAAACGTACCTAAACGATGTAAACTATAATCTGATGGGTGCTTTGCAAACGGATGGTTACCGTCTGCCATTGCTTCCTGCAAAGCTCTAATCGCTGTTCCGTCTGTTACTTCCAGAAAAGGTGTTGAATAAACTTCTGCTTTTCTGTCATATACTGCATAATACACTTTTTTCATCTGAACTCTCCTAAAGATCTCTTACTAACTTTTCTAATTTTCTGATTTTAACTTCTTCTTCGACCCATAATCTATCCATACGACTATCGTATAAAATTATTGGGTCATCCATACTTTCAATGCGCTTTTTCTTAATGTCAAGCATTAATTCTTCATCGCATAACTTATCATAATATCTTGGTGGCCTTACCTCCTTGCCATTTACAACTATAAAATCGTGTTTATGGCAATCATGCCACCCATATTTTTCGTACCATGTAGCGCCTATTCCTGGTCGCCTAGACATTGTACAATATTCTGGTTTGATTTCGTTTAATACTTCTCCTGTTTCCAAATCAACCTCGCGATAGTGTTCTATCGCTTTATCTCCTGTTATCTTTTTCATAACATACCGTGCGCAATACGCGGCACTTTCAAAAGTAACATCTCCTATTGTGTGAAATCCATAAGGCCATAACTGTTTTAATTCTTCACTTACATACAACCTTATATCGTCTCTAATTGACCACAACTTTTTATCTTCAAAATCATGTCCAAATAATAATGCATGATAATGTGGTCTTTTATTTTTATCGCCGTATTCACCACAATGGAAAAATCTAATCTTATGATTATATCTTTCCCTTAATCGTTTCATAAATCTCTGAAACTCACTTACATCCAGCGAAGCTGGATTTTCACGACTCGACAAATACTCATTGTCGAACGTCAAGGTTATAAAACAATTGTTTTCGTGCATTTGAGCCTCATGGACGCATCTAATCGCCCATTGCCGACTATAATCTAATCGGCAGCCTATACACCTACCACAAGCTAAATTAAAGCCCTTTGCAAGGGCAAAGGGCTTATCAAATACTACTTTGCCGTCTAGCTTGTAGCCAACTAGCGGATTGTAGCAGGGCATTACGTTCTGATACCTCCACGCATTGGCTTTACGTAATTCTTTTTATTAACCCTGCTCGCTGTTCTAGCGAACGTCCGCTTACTCTTACCTCTCGACATTTTTTTCCGATACATAATCATCTGTCCTTTCATAAAGATTTAACCAAACTTCGCCTTTTTCGTTTGGTATTGGTAATACATCCATTTTGACCCAAAACTTGTCACCCTGTTTTTGGGCTATTCCTATTTTTAGCCAGTGACTCTTTCCATCATTATTCTTAGCTTGTACTAAATTATATCTTATTTTATCCATGTTTTATCCTCCTGACTGTCAGTGGGCTCATTTACATCTAGTAGGTAAATGAGCCCACACGCGTCCTCTACTCCCCAGCTTCCTGGGGAGCGGGAGGTTCGGACGCTTCCTTTTTAGCCTTTACAGGCTTTTCTTCTATTACGACTGGAGCCTCCTTCAGTCCTAATTCGATCATTTTTGCTTCGTTTTCTGGGTTCGTAGCGAACTCAAAAAACGTTCCTGCATCGTTACCAAACATTTCACGCAATTCTGCTGGTAACTGCATAAAATTATCGTTTGCACGATTAACCATGTCCAAACTCTCGCGATATTCGTTGATTTCCGAATAATCGCCATATTGCGCGACACCTCGCGCTACATTTGCTATTAAACCTGTCCGGTCATATTGTTTAATAATATTACGCACATCCGCATCTTTCGCGAAGTGCTGTTGAGTCATTGACTCACCTTCCGGCTTCATTTGAACTCGCTTACGCTCTGCATATCCTGTCTTAAATTTCATTTTGATTTCCCTTCGAGTATATCTGCTATAAACTGACCTATTGAATAAGCTCCGCCAGTTTCTCTGAACAAAATTGACTTTTGCTTTGCTACATCCATTAAAAATTGCCGCAAAGCACCTCTATTTTGTACCGTTCCAAATCGTCCCAATATTTGATCAATATTAACATTATTTAAAGTCGCTAATACTGAAGCCGCTACGTTGTCTGGTGACATTGTTGCAAAAGTTCTTTTCCAACGTTCTGTATGCAAAACACGCTTAAAAGCTGTGTCTTGTGTTACCGCTTTTACATTAGCTTTAGTTAATTTTGTTTGTTGCTTAATCTGTTGAACTTGTGCGTCCGCAACCTTGCTTTGCGCTTGCATTTGTTTTGCTGATGAATACTGTTGGTATCCCTGCATCGCCGCTGCACCTATATTGCTAGGCGAGTACGTTGCACCAGCAGGCGAGCTTGCACCGCCATATTTCCCAGCTAATATTGGATTTATACCTGCTTTGCGCATATCAGCCATTTGACGCTGGATGGCTGTGTTAGACATACGCTCCTGAAAAGCCATTTGCGTTTTGGATGCTTTTTTTGCTTGCTGGTTTTGCAGATATGCACCACCTGCTGATATTAATGCCGCTTGCCAAGCCATCACTTACACTCCGCTACATATATACCTAAGTTATTACTAATGTCACATACAATGTCCGCCCAACTGCTAAACCCATTATTAATAAGCCAAAGTACAAGGCCTCCGATAATAACGGGTAAAGCAAAGCGTTTAAGTAACCCAAAATAGATTGCATATTTCGCTTTCATTTTTCACCTAAAAATGATCAATAAGACCCGGTACACTATATACCGGCATTGGACGAGTTGTTTTCATATCAAAAAACCAATCGAAAATTAAATCTGGTTCATTTGTTACAGCCACTACACGGTCTATTGGTGGGTTTTCTTCAATAAACGTATTATTCAAAACCGGTAATGAACTGAAATCTTGGCTGAGATGCCAAACATCGAGCGACC